AAAGCACCTGAAGCTGTCGCTGTAGCCACACCCGCACCCGGAGCTGGTGTTACAAACGATAACGTGCCACTACCATTTGTTTTTAATAACTGGTTATCTGACCCGTCTGTAGTCGGTAATGTAAACGTGCTTACGAAAGAAGTTAAATTGCTATCGTAGGCTTGTACATTAACACCAATGTCGGCATCAACAACAATGGTGGCATCATAGGCTTGTACATCACTTCCAATGGCAACACCCAAGTTAACTCTTGCGGTAGAAGCATTAGCCAAATCTGACAAGTTGTTAGCAACCTGTGCAAACTTAGCATCAGCAGCGGCCTGTGTGTATGTGTTAGCTAAATTGAAAGCGCCGTAGGCAACAATGTCAACAATGTCACCTGCTGTAGCGCCAACAGCCAGCACAATGTTTGTACCGCTAGAGGCTGTGAAGTCTGTACCAGCAACTTGTTTAACACCGTTCAAATAAACATCTACAAAGCCTACATCGTATGTAGCAACAAATGTGGTCTGTGAAGCTGTAGCTGTGTAGACATAACGCTCAGCAGTGCCATTAACAGCAGAGCCAGCATCAACCCATGATGTGCCTGTGTACACCTTCATCTTCTCGGACGTGGTGTCGAAATAGAGAGCGCCTGTTAGCAGAGCGTTGCCGTCATTGTCCAATGTAGGAGATGAACTTTTAGCTCCAAGATAACGATCATCAAAGCTGTCATAACTGTCTTCAGCAGCAGCGGCTGAGGCAGCGGCAGCAGCAGCACTGTCAGCAGCATCTGCTGTGTCACCAAACAATGTATCGGTGTAGGCTTTAGTGACAGCGTCTGTACCAGTAGTAGGTGTACCCAACCCTGTAATCTTGTTGCTACTCATAGCAATGGCACCTGTCATCGTGCCACCAGTTAAGCTAAGCTTACCAGCCAACTGAGTTGTAACGGTTGTTGCAAAGTTTGGATCATCACCAAGAGCAGCAGCAAGCTCATTCAATGTATCAAGAGTGCCCGGTGCAGCATCAATCAAAGCATTGACGGTTGTGTCAACATAGCCCTTCGTTGCAGCATCAGTGTTCAACACAGGGGACGCAACGTTAGCAATGACAGTGTTGGTCACATCAATGGTGCCATTAACTGTAACGTTGTTGAAGGTGGAGCCACCGCTAGAAGCTGTGACATTACCTGTTAGGTTGCCTGTGACATTACCTGTAACATTGCCTACAAAGCCTGTGTTGGCTGTGACAGTTGTACCAGTGATGGCAACAGGTGTAGAACCACCAATAACTGTGTTGTTGATGACACCGCCTGTGGCATTGATGTTAGCAAGTGTAGCTTGTCCTGTAACAGCTAGAGTGCCACCGATGTTGGTGTTACCTGTAACAATGGCGTTCTCGTCCACCTGCAAACTGTCTACGTTGGCTGTGCCATCAATGAACAAGTCTTTCCATTCCAATGCTGCATTGCCTAAGTCGAAAGCATTGTCATTGTTAGGAATGAGGCCAGTGGTGATACGAGCAGCAACAGAAACTGTGTCGCTGGTAGCATCACCAACAGCAACGTTGCCATTCAAGGAAGTGTTACCAGTGACCGCAAGAGTGCCGCCTATGGCAGCGTTGCCTGTAGCGGTTAGTGCAGTAACAGTGGCAGCAACAGCAGTTGACGCACCGATGACAGTGTTATCAATTGTACCTGCGTTGATGTCAGCAGTGTCAGCAACAAGGCTGTCGATGTTAGCTGTACCATCAATGTATAAGTCTTTAAACTCTAAGGAGGCTGTGCCTAAGTCTATGTCATTGTCTGTGACAGGAACAATGGCACCGTCTTGAAAGCGCAGTTGCTCAGTAGATGTGCCACCCACTTCAACAAACACACCGTGGCGGTTGTTAGTAGTGTCTACAGCAATTTTGTTCTTACCATCGAAGTCAGCTACGACAGGAACAAAGTGTCCTTCAGCAGCAGTTCCATCATGCTTGTGACCTGTAGCGTGTACGAATGCATCACGAAGAGCGTTCAGTTCATTATTTATTGGTGCTGCACGTACAACAGCGGTTGGTACGATGTCAGCAGCAGATTGTCTTACATATCCAGCCAAGGTTATCTCCTATCATTAGTTGCGTAGTTCAGGACTAAGCCCTGAATACTATGACTAGCATTGGTATCGTTAGTCACGTATTTGAAAGCGATGGAAAAACCTGAACCAGAAATAGCCGTTTTCTCTACTGGTGAAGGATTACCATTATAAATAGCATTAGCATCATATACAGCCTCGTTATAATAAGCTGCTGCACCTTCTGTTGTTATATCATAGTTAGAAGGATTAAACACATTAACTGAGTCATCAAAGTCGTATGAAGCTGCTAAAGCAATTGTGCTAGCGCCTTCACTACGTAGGAAGGTGGTGACGTTGTAGAAATTCTTACGAACGGTAGGGTCTTCAAAGTAGAAGTAGGGAGTTTGATAGACAGATAATATTTCATCTCCATCAAATGATGTTCCACTTTCTTGTAAATGAACCTTACCTGTAGCATCACCATGTAGAACAATCTCGTTAGTACCTACGTATCCACTAGCAGCGCATGTTGCTGGAATACCAAATATCTGACTAAACTCAAAACCAATAGAGCCACCGTTTTCTCTAAGGCCACCTAAGATGCCAAAGCTTCCCTCATTAGGAATGAAGAAACGAAACTGTGATTTCTTACGAACAACAACACTGCTTAAGGTTTCAACATCAATGTCTTCAGCAATAAGTTCTTGTAAGATGGCATTAATTGTAAATTGAATACTCTTAGAAACTGTTTCAAGCTGCACATCGCCTATGTTAGATGTACCTGCTATAGGTCTAAAACCATCTGGCCCAAGAAACAATAAGTTACCACCTATCTCAATAACACTATCAGGAACAACACAACCTAAATTAGTAGTCACTTCAGAAACATTAAAGTCTGCAATGTTTGTGCCTGTTAGACTTTTGATAGAACTCTTACCAAATATGTATAATACATTTCGGAATTGCTTAACTTGTACAATATCAAAGCCTACGTTAATTACACCAGCTCCGTTAGCTGGATTATAGTCTAAGTCATTTAGTGGAGAAGAGAAGTAGAGGTTAGAAGGCTCTGAAGGATCACCAGCTAAGAAGATGTGACTATTGTAGGCAGCAGCATACTTAGGAGCAGATGGAGCATTAGCATGTGTTACTTGTGTGTAAGTTGTACCATCATATACAGCAGCAGGATTGATACCATCAGTTAGTAATATCTTATCACCAAACCAGTTATACTTAATAAATCTTACCTTCTTAACACCTACCATTGTCACATCAACAGGAGTAGTAATAGCTGTCCAAGATGATGTTGAGTTTACCCACTTGTGAAAGTAAGCTGTACCAGATTCAGGCGCTGCTTTACGACAGGCAAACACACCATCGTTAATGAACTCAGCCACCATCACACCAAGCACAGAGCCAGCGCCCGGTACAGTGCCATAGTCGTTGGAGTAGCCGCTAAGACGGCGATAGCCACCACTAGTGGAGGGCTCATAATTGATTAAAGAATAAGCAGCACCGGGCTCAATTTCACCCTGTGTTAACACATCCTTGTTTGTATTAAGGCCACCAATAGAAACAACCTTAAAAGAATTTATACGATCTGCCATTAAGCTACTCTAGATCCAGAGGTGGAACTAGTTCTTGTAATCATAGAAGATACTACAGAAGTAGAATCATCCATCAATACACGTCTCATGCCTTTGATACCTAAATCAAACCTATCTTTATGCAAAGCAGCGCTCTGTTCGTTAGAACGATAGATCATCATGTACACCATAGCACCATCTAAAACTACATTAGAAAATCTTTCTGGAATAATGCAGACATCATCCTTGTCTACCAACTCAGCAGGGAATGACCAGTATTTATATTCAATCTCGTAAGCTTCGTTTGGTATTGGTGTAACACCATATTTAAAATCTTGTGTTTGAAATATGTATGTAGGTATAGAATAACCATCAGCACCAGCATTATCATCTCGTGGTCTAAACCTAGACAAGTAATTACTGTAACTAATAGCAGGCAAGGCAGAAGCTCTTGTGCTGTCATTAAACTTCTTTAAGTAGAAGCTTTCCCAATCAACACTAGAAGTATCAGCAGGTAATTGATAAGTGCTATCACCTATAGTTAGTGTCTGTGTGTAGGTTTGTAAAGTGAAAGGCCATTCCTGTGCAGAATGTAACACTTCTCTAATAGATGAATTGATAGAGTTCTTAGCTAGTGCCTGCACATTACGTGCGTTATCAAACTCTGTGGAGTCCATAACAACTTCGCCTAGTCGTCTTAGCAGTTCATTTGTTAAAGAAATATATGTGGACATAATTATAAGAAATAAAAAAGGAAAGCTGCCATTACAGCAACTCTCCTTTATAGGCAATTAAGCCAGTTGGTCGCGGTCAGCTTCAGCAGCTTCAGTGTCGCCCACAGCGCTAACGTCCATCAGTAAAGCCCATACACGCACAGTACCAGAGGTAGCAATGGTAGAACCAGCTTGAATAAGAACATCAACAGTGTCAGCAGCACCTACAACCACAGGCTGGAATGCAGCAGCGTTCTGTGCATAAACGCCAGCAACAGCACCATCAAAGGTGAAGCCGTCAACAAATACGTCAGCATCAACGCCAGTAACGCCTAGGTCCAAAGTGGTGCCAGTACCGCCAGCGGCAACAGCAACAACTTGAATACCAGCATTCATAACCATAGTACCAGCAGGTACAGAGATTGTTTCGATAATATCAGAAGAAGCTAAAGAAGAGCCTTTAGCAACAGCGGCAGCAGCAAAATCTACTTCTTTTTCTACGAGGTAAGCTTTGCGACTAGGATTGCCCACACCACCAACGGCGCGGACTAGAGAGGTAACAGTAGCCATTTTAATTTTCCTTTAAAGAGGAGGGACAATTAAGCCCCTCCGTTACATTACGCTGCGTTGAACTTAGCAGTTACAATTGCTTCAGGCTTCAAGATCTTACGACCGTAAAGGTGCATACCACGAACAACGTCAGCAAAGCTGTCGGGATCACGGTAGCTCTCAGTCTTAGCAACTTGCTGTGCAGAGGCAACAGAAGACTCGTGACCAGCAACGATAACACCGTAGTTAGCATTCTGGTTAGTAGTACCAGCGGTACCAGAACCAGTGCCAACCTGTGGTAGGTTGTTAGACACATAAACTTTAAAGCCATGCAGGTTGTTAATAACCAAACCATTTTGCAGACCTGAGCCACCGAAGTCGCTGTTCAACAAACGGCTGTCTTCGTCTTTCAGCATTTCAATGAACACTGGGTCAACGACCAACCAACGACCTTGGGTGTCAACAAACTGCTGGTCCAATAGACGGCTCATGCGAGCAATAACCATCAAAGGTGAAGCAGTAGCTGTAGGCAAAGCGGTAGCACCGGGCAAACGTGGAGCCACTGGGATAGAGTGGTCACCAGCAGAAGCTGTAGAGATGTTACCGAAAGAACCTTTGATCAGCTTCATTGAAGACAACAGTTCGTCAGCACCAGCGGTAGCCACTGCCTTAGTACCAGCAGGAGCGGTACGAGCGGTGTCAGCAGCGCCATGCTTGGCAGACTGTTGGAAGCCAGTCAAGTAACCCAACACGTCTTGGTCATACTGGTCACGCAAGCGGTAAGCAGCGCGGTCAGAAGCCAATTGCATGAAGTTTACATGTGAGTGAGCTACTTCGATGTCGTCAATCTTGAAGGCGTAGTAGTTAGCTTGGTCAACGACCAAGGTGAAGTCTGCGTCTTGCAAGTCTTGTGCGGTCACTTGAGTACCACGGTTGTAAGCTTTTACACTCACTTCCGGTTCCTTGATGATCCTTACTGAATCGCCCATGTTGGTGATTTCACCAAAGTAATCATTGTTGGTAATTGCTTCAACTGTTGAAGCTTTTCTAAACGCTAATTGTACGTTCTTCGAATATATAACTGGGGAAAAATTACCGTTGGGTAGGTTTCCATAACCTACTGCTGAACTGAAAGCCATTTTAATTCTCCTAAAAGTGGGTGTATGGCATATACATAAATACGCTCCACATGTCCACAGAGGCCAGCTTTATTAGGTGTGTATAAAGAAGAGTTCTAGAGTTCTTCTTTATACAGGCTAACTATCTAGGGTTAGTCTGTTAACTATTTGTTTGCGTTACTAAGAAACAATATTTGTTTCTATCATTTGAATGTGCTGGTTGGCTGATGACAGCGGCAGCTAAATAACCACGACTACTAGAAGAGCTACTTCGTTCATCGTGGTTAAGTTATATCACAAATTAACGAGCACTACCACTAACATCATATACAAACTTACCCGCTTGCATAGCTGCTTGAATTTCTGCTGCTCGTGTCTCATATTCCTTAGAAGACATACGCTCAACTTCTGATTCGTACAACATGCCTTCTTTACCTGTAGAGGATGGCTTAGTACGCTCACGACCAATGCCTACATTCATCGCTGCTTCTCTGCTGGTGTCTTTCTTCTTAGCCGTTGAAATACCTTTGTCAGCTTTATAAAGATCAATAGCACGAGAAGCTGCTTTAGAATCTGTATCATTATTGTATAGAGCATCTTGGATATATTTAGGTTGCTCTTCTACCCACTCATGGAAGGAGTCATCATCACGGATGGCACCAAAATCTGGGTGAGCTTGTAGCAGTTCTGTCTCAGCCTTATCACGCGCTGATAGCTTTTCACGTTCGTCTAGTTTCTTGAAACGCTCTTCAAACTCTGTAGCTCGCTCACCAACTTGCTTAGCTGCAATTGTTTGCACAATCTTATAAACATCTGGATATTCATTAGCCCAAGCTGTCAGCTCTTCTTCAGTCTTAGGCAGTTTGAATTGTTGCTTAGTAGCAGCATTTAGCTGTGTTTTAATTCCATCCAGCTGTTTCTGTAGGTCTGCTTCTTTCTGTTGAGAGTGACGGCGAAGATCACCATAGCGTTTCTTAAACGTTTTCTCTTCAGCAGATGTAGGCTCAGCTTCAGTAGGTTCTTTGTTCTCTTCTTCTGATGCTTTATTATTAAGCTCAGCTAGTTCAGCTTCTTCTTGTTTAATACGTTCATCGTTTGTATTACGACGACCAAACGCTACAGCTGTTCTCTGTTCAATTACTTCTGACATATTTACCTTTATGTTGGGGCTAACAGTAGCCTGTGAATATTATACCACAGGGGAATTAGGTAGCCATTAATACAGACAGTTACCTTGCTCCCAGTCCTGTCTTTTTAACAGGAGCTGCTGTCTTAAGGCCGCCTAAGACTTTGTCTCCCATTACTCTCCTAAGTAGGATAGCATATTCTGTGTTAGAGCCAGAACGAATAATATCCTTTTCATTATCTGTTAACTGCATAAATCTATTTTTAATCTCAGCCTGCAAAGAAGCTAATAATTCTTGTTCATTCATAATTAAATCTTTCCTACTATATATTTTATAACAATTCCAGATAAATCTATCTCATACCACTTGTTAGATGTAGTAAAAGATTTAGGATTATCATGATGATTCTTATGCCACCCATCACCAAAGCTGAAGAAGTTCATCCACCAGACATTAGTTGCTTCATGCTTGTTGTTGTTTTTATGATTGATATAATTTGTAAACCCTTCTGAGAATAAAGTAGCAAAGGCAGGTAAAGAAAAGCCAAATACTAATCCCTCCAATCCAAACAAAGCGTATAAAACTAAGCAGTAGACAAAAGCAAAAGCAAAGTAGTATCGATGAGTGAACAGAATAAACTTACTCTTTAAAAGATCAACCAACATTTTAGAAGAGGGGGCATACTTATAGTCTATGCTAACCATAGATATAATACCTCGCGCTGCTTGATGAGGGTCATGCTCTGTGTCAGAGTGTTTATGGTGGGAGCGATGGATACCAACCCAGCCCAATACAGAGCCTGAACAAGAAAGCATGCCAGATAAAACACACAATATTTTAATAGTTTTATTTTTAAAGCTAAAAGAATTATGTGAATAGTAACGATGATAGGTTATTGTTATTCCTAAACAATTCATTACAAAGAACACGGCAAAACTATACATAGCCTGTGTTATGGATATACCATACACTGATATGTATGCCAAAGATAAAAGAAGATTTACTAAGAATATTCCTTTAACTTTGATTAGATTACTTTCAAATATATTCATTTCTTGTCTACAATTTTTATTAGCACCCAACCAATTATACGATAAGTTGGTCTTAAGATGTAGTCTGAAACATAAGAAAATGCTTTTTGTTTTGTTGCTAAAGTATCTCCAATTTGCACTGCTTTATAATAATCGGTTAAAAACTTAGCTGCTTTATCTACAATAACGCTTTTACCTACATAAGAGGCAAGCTTAGGACCAAAAGAATCATAAGCTCTCATTAAGTATCGGTCGTTCTTACGGAGACCAATACCATACTGCTTCAATGATTTAAAATGAGTGGGTGTAATCATTGATAAATTGTAAGAAGCTGTACATATATATGTCCCATTACCGCCGCCACTATCACCACCGCCACCACCACCGCCACCACCACCACCGCCACTATCACCACCACCACCGCCATGCCCCATATCGCCTGCATCGTACCCAACCTCGCCGGAGCCATAGCCCCCATCGCCACCACCACCGCCACCACTAGGGCCACCTATACCTACATCCCCGGAACTACTAATATCAGGAGCATCTACATCTGCTATACCAAACTCTGCCATGTTCTGAGCGGCTATAGAAGCATTATTAGATACTGTTGATATATTACCGTTAGCATCGGACACTGACTGCATACCTGCTGGTGTGTTAGACAAAGCTGAGAAACTATCATTAATAGCATTTATTTGCTGATCTGCTATAGCTTTACCAGCTGCATTTGCAGCAGCTGCACCGAAAGGACTAACTGCTTGAGCAAAAGGATTTTGACCTATAGCCATTAAACCTAAGCCAGTATTTACAGCTGCAGTACTAGCACCAGAGCTAGAGCCTGTTGAAGGGTTAGCACCAGTATTATCACTCTCGTTATTACCCCCAAAAGGATCGCCACCTCCATCAAAATCATTACCACCAGTATCCCGCACAACAGGAGCAACTGTCTTAGCTGCTTCTTTCTCTTCAGCTTCTTTACCAACTTGCTTCTCAACAATGTCATCAGTCTCAGTGAAGCCTTCGGGGATAGCTGTCATAGGTCTGTTGTTAATATACGTAATGTATATCCTTCGTCCATCAGGATGTTTGAAATAACGTACATCAATAGCGCTGTTCTTAGGAGCTTTGCTTAAATCAGTGCCAGTCATGTAGCCGCCAGCAGCCATTTTAACTTCATCACCACCTACCTCAGCCATGATGCTATCGATGTTGCCTTCGAAATCATCGTCTTCATACTCACCATCTTCTTCAGCAAAGGTTTGATCTGGGTTGTTTACTTGATCGGCATTACCCATCTGACCCATCTCTTCCATACGGCTTAAACCTTGCTTAGCTTTATCACGTATTGCCATCAACTTCTCTAGTCCAATGTATCTAACTACATCAGCAGGAATGACAAACTCACCTTCACTAAGCTGTGCAGGAATGTCATCAGCAACTTCAGAAGCTAAACTACCTGTGGGCACCTCAACACCCTTGACAACTTCACCGCTGTCATCCATCATACCGCCTTCAGCGAAGAGCTTATTCATTTCATTGTTTTGCATTTAGTTTATCTCTTAATTGTTTCATAGAACGAAGAGCTGTTATAGCTCCTTGTGTTCTATGCATAGAAGCTACATCATTTAATTGCTCTAACACTTTATGCTGATCTGTTATAAGCTTGTCTATATATTCTTGATAAGCTGTCCACATAGCGGGAGTGTTAACAAAAGTTTTTAAACTCATTTAAATATACTCCCAAGTAAAACCATAAGCTGTGTTTCTTTTTTTATTTGCAGCCATAGATATTTTAGAATGATTTTTATTTAGTGCTTTAGCAGCTTCCGCTACTGATTGGTATATCACACCATCACTTCTTTTAATAGTCTTACTGTGAGCAACTGATATTTTAGCTTTAGCTTCTTCAGACATTACTAAACTTTTTGATCTAGTAATCATAGCAGATCGAAACTCTGGCTCCTGCCATTTACCTTTAAGATAAATTGAAACAGCTTTTCTAGCTGCCACTCTATTATCATCTAAATTTTTTTTATTTTTAATAGCCTGCTCTTCGCTAACAGGTACTCCGCTTTTAATTTTAGATAGGTGCTGTCTATTTTCTGGGATAGCCATGAACTCTTTAGTTTTTATACTTCTCCATGTCTTCATATCATCAGTCCATATATGACCAGCAGATCCTTCCCCACCATCTGAAAGATTAACAAGAGGACCTAGTCCTATATCTTTTCTACCATAAAGTGAAATTAGATTACTCTCTATTTCAAAAGCAGCCCACTCTTGTAAATCAACTTCTATATACTCAACAATGTGTCCATGTTTTTTTACAGTACTCTTCCAGTAGTTACTTCTATTTGTTTTGGAATTAGCTCGGCTACCTTTACCTTTTCCAACATAGAACACTTCTCCTGTTGTTTTCTTTTTATGCACATATACATAAAAACTCATTATTGCATCTCCGTTGGAACGCCTTGTCCGCCTTCATTTCCGCTAAATCCTTGCTCACCCGGAATAGGGCTCATACCAACACCTATATTACCACCGCCTGTTCCAGCTGTATCCTGTACACCCGGTACACCATTTGGTGCTTGCTGTTGTCCAGTCATTTGTTCAGGCTGAGTTTTCTGCATAATCAAGGCTTGTCTTGCTGCTTCTTCAATATTGTTAGACACTAAGTCTGGATCAAGTTCTAAACTCTTGGCAATCTCTCTAATAATGTAAGGCATCTTAGCGAAAGGCGCTAGTGTCTGATTCTGTACGATTTGTAAGAACTGCATCAAGCGCTGGCTTCTAATCTCTTTAGACTGTAGACTCTCTAGTCCTCGTGCTTTAACTTCTAAATCACCAGCAGCAGATTCATCATAATCAAACTGCATGTTGAAACTGAAATAAGCTTCACCAATAGGGCGCAGCAAGTAGTCATCGAAGTTCTTAACCACTGTCTTGATGCCACCGCTAGCAGCATTCATCAACATGCTAATACCTGATGAAGTTCTACCCACACCGCTCACACCTGTTTGACCATGTGCAAATGAGGGTAGGCCAGTGCTTTCATCTGCTAGTACACGAGCTTTGTCAAACAGCTGAAGGTTCTCATTAGATACGTTAGGAAACTTTGTACCAAACAAAGCTTGCCCCGGAGCACCGCCTTGTCTACGGAAAACTTTACCGGGATAGACGGTTAGGTCTTGACCGGGGACAAGGTTGGTCTCATCAACCTCAAACACAAGGTTGCCAGAGAGAACCGCATTATCCACTGCCATACGCATGAAACCATTCATTAAGGTTTGAGTATCGTCCATGTTTTCGGCGATACCTACACCAAATAGAGAGTAGGGGTTTATTTCGTAGGGAACGATATAGTACGGGATTCTCACTGGCTTAAACGGATTTAGAACAAGTCTAATAATCTTACCATTGCAATACCAAATGTTAGCTTGCAATTCATCAGCACCGCTTAATTCTTTAGGGATGTCAACACCATTCTCTTCTAAGAAGTCTATGTCAATAGCTCCCCAGAACTCCAACACTTCATATCTGTCTACACCAAAGTTGGGTGTGTAGTCTTTTAAATCATCTTCCCAATATTCCTTAATGTAGTTTGGCCCTATAGCCACAACTTCATCAATAACATTCTTACGGAACATTGGCCTCTTCTTAAGCGCTCTCACCTGAGACTTGCTCAGCTTATGCCGCTCAATGAAATATTGCATGTCTTCTGCATGTGTAGCATCAGGGTCAGGGAAAGCATCCCATACACTAACATGTGAAGACTTAGGCATAGTCTTAATAATAGGAGAATATTTACCACCCTTCTCCCATTTTGGATATTCTTTATCTACTGCGAATGGGCCTTTCATAACACCAGTACCAAACAAAGCAGCTTCAAAGGCTGTGTTACGCAGCTGCTTATTAGCACCACCTTCGTCTAGTTGGTCATGAATCTTCTTCTGCATCTTCTTAGCCGCTACCATTGCAGGACTAAAGGTTAGCTGTGTTGGTGTAACACCGGGGCCTTCTTTAACATCCATCTCACCTAGTAAGCCTTTTAATGGACCAATCTTATCCATCAAACTCTGTACAGTAGAGCCGGGTGCTAAGTCTTTGCCATCACCTTTGTAACCAAACAAGCTACCCATGTCAGGCTTGTCTTGTTTGTTAGGATCAGCTTCAACATGGACATGCTCAACCACACCTTCTGGTAATTGGGTAGGCTCAATAGATAATGGAAAACTATTGTTAGCAAACAACACTTCTACAATTTGACCATACGCTGCAAGTGTCTTAGTTTTAGTAACTTTAATAAACACACGGCTCTTCTCAGTTTCTAAGAACTGAACATCAGGACCGTAGATGCCACGAT